AAAAACAGCGTTCTAGGCTGTACGCGGTTGGATTTCCGCATAAAATTCACACCATGTGAATCATTACTATGTATTTAGCTGAGATAAAAAAAGGACTCCGAAGAGTCCTTTTTGATTTGTTGCTTTAAGTAACGGATTACTTGAAAGAAACGTTCTGGATAGCAATACGACCTAGGTAGTCAGCTGCGTTACCTAGAGAAGAAGCTGTGTTTGTCAACTCAACATAACCATAACGTGTCATGAATGATACGACTGGTTCAAATGTTGATGGATCTAACACAACACCGCTTGACATCAATGGAATGTATGGGCAGTAGAAAGCTGCTGCATCACTTTCGCTAGAACCTTTATAACCAATAAGAATATCAGTTGTATCGGTTGCGTATGTGTTAACATAAACTTTCATTGCACTGTTCAATGTACCAACTAACTTAGTGTTTGTTGGAGCTTCGAAAGTACCTTCTGTTGTACGAGCAAATGCTGATGTTGTTGCGCTTTGTAGAATTGTCAAAGCGTATGGGCTTACAACGGCCCAGTTACCAGCACCACGACGTGTACGCTGAGCAATCAAGTTAGAAACACGGTTGATCTGAACAGCTAAAGCAGCGTGTTCGTCACCAACGAATGTTGCTGTACCTGAAACAGCGTTTTGGTCAAACGTTTCAACTGCTGTAGCACCTGCAAGACTTAGCAATGAAGCTAGGATCTCTTGGTCGATTTCAGCAGTAATTTCTTGTGCCAAAGCAGCCATAACTTCTGCTTCGATGTCAATACCTTGTTGGGCTTGTGCATCTTGAGCAGCCTCGAATGTCCAACGAGCAGACAATTTACGAGTTTTAGCTTCAACTGTTTGTTTCAAGATTTGAATGCTCATACGCTTACCAGCTTGACCTTCTAGGCTAGCTGTAGAAACAGCACGACCTGTAGAATCAGCTGAATAGCCTTCAGCAATCTTGAATGGGCTTAATGCCTCTTCACCAGCAGTTACACCAGCATTGCCTGATGAGTCCGAATAACGAACACGCAATGTGTGGATTTGACCAACTGGTCCAGTCATTGGTTGTACACCAACTAACTCGTTAGCAATAACGGTTGGCATAACGCGACGGATCACTGGAAGGATCACGCGATTTAGTGTTGCGACGTTGCCGGCAGAAGTGGCACCAGCTGTAGCAGATTCTTGAAGATACTTTTTAGTATTTTCTAGAGTCACGCCCATTACTGATTTTTTAGTGCCTTGTAGGCCTTCTAAAAGAGCTTCCTTAGTCTCTGCCCAACGGCCATTTAGTAGTTCTGACATTTAAATTTCTCCTTAAATTTTTAGTCCAGCAAGGCGACGAATGTCAATAATGTTATTGTCGTTCTCGCTGCTACGATTGCTGTTGGAAACTTTGTTTCCTGTAATTTCTTTAGCCTCTACAAGTGCCTGTTTCTTCTGCGGAGCTTTCCCAGCTATTACAGCTGGTAGATACTTTTCAAAACTTTCATTCAGTTTTGAAGTTTTCACACTCTCCATTAACTCACCCATGATATCACGTTGTTCCGAATTTAATGGAGCAAGTAACTCACTCATGATTTCTTTGCGTGTTTGCGCTTCTTTCAAAGCTGCAATTTCTGCTTCTTTACTTTCTACGATAGTCTGAGCCTGCTCAATAACCTTAGAGGCTTCTTGAACAGCGACAGTCTTCATGTCTATGACTTTGAGTAATTTTGCAGTTTCTGATTTCTCGTTTAGATAACTTGCTTGATATTCTTGAGCAAAAGCTTCGAATAACTTGCGACCAAAATCTGCACGACGAGCTGCTTCGATGTCTTCTTTCAGTGATGTAATTTCAGTTTTTAAACCTTGTGTTACAACACCTTCGACCATCTTAGCGGCACGGGTAACAAATTGTTGTTTTACCTTTCCGAGTTGTTCACGTCCTTCACGAACTAAGCGAACTTTCGTTTCTGCTAGGTCCTGTTTATCTTTGTAAAACTCTGCGATTTCTTCAGCCAAAGCTTCTACAACGAATTGTTCTAATTTACCAAATTTGTTAGCCATAACGACTTGATCTTCATGTAGCTCAGCAACTTCAGAAGCCAACTGGCGTGTTACAAATTCCTTCATAACAGCAGTGTCTGCTTTCATTTTTTGTGCGTACTTGACTTTCATTTCGGATAATTGCTTACGGTCATCGGCAAATTCAACAAGCTCTTGTGTTAGATGGTCTGTAATCATACGATCAACAGCTTCTACCATTGTTTGCTTGTCGTGCTCATATTTCTGAGCAAACTCTTCGCGTAATTGTTGCGCTACTTGTTCTTTATTCTCGTTGATACGAGCGTCCCAAGCGGCTTCAATTGATGCCTTGATCTCTTCAGAAATCACGTTGTTTTCAAATAATTGTTTTAGTGCATCCAACATGTGATTCTCCTTTTATTGGAGTCTGCTTATTATATTCAATAAGCTCTCTTTGAGATATTGTTGTGCTTTAGGATCACCTTTCACCTCTTGCGCTATGCGTAAGGCATTAAAACCACCGCGACTGTTCATCAGGTGTTCATAAATTGGTGTAGGATATGCTCCAGGAGCACTAGGTTGAGCTACCATATCTACTGTGATAATCTCAAAATCTGATACTTCACCGGATCCGTCATCTTTGACGTTTCCGGATCCGCGCGAACTAACTCCTAATTTAACTCCGCTTTCCAGCATTGTTTTAATTAGTTGTCCCATAGGGGTAGGAAGTATTTTCAACTTCCCGTAACCATTTGGACCGTCCATCCACATATTAGTAATCATGTGCGATACACGGTCCAGGTTAATTTTTAGATCATCTGGATGATCCACTTCTCCGAGAACTGAATAGCCGTTTTGAATCTGATCGTTTAGGGTTTTGACAGCCTTGCCAATCTCATTAACAGGGTAAACACGCTGGTTAGCGTTGCGTATACCGCCTTGGATACAAATCCCAGACATGTATAAGTTTTTCCCATCTTTGTCATCAGATTCAACGACCATTTTTGCTTCGTTGAAACTGAGATTCTCTCGGAGGTATAAAGACATATTTTTAATAGTCTCGTTTAATTACTTACGTGAGCCGATCAATGATGATTTAATATCAGCACTTTCGCCTGCACCTTTCTTCTCAGCACCGTGACCAGGTTCTTTCTTCTTGAAAGCTGTCTTGCCTGCGTTGCCACCTGGCTTGTTGATGTTACCTGCATCATCAACTTTTGGATTTGGAGCTGCCAAACCGCCTTGGGTGCCGCCTTTTTCTGTTGAGAATGACTTAGCAATGTTAGCAGTTGTGCCGCCCATATCGTTCTTACCAGCTACTGCCGAACGAGTATTTGCGCCATTATCGCCGTGCTTTGGAAGTGCTACTTTGTCAACATATTCCATGAACTTTTGTAGCTCGTCTGGTTCGTCGCCCATTGCTGGTTCGTCGCCCATTCCGCCGTCCATTGCTGGTTCAGCATCCATGCCCATACTGTCAGCATCCATTTCTGGTTCGCCTTCTTCTCCGGCCATTAGTTGTTCAAATTCTGCTTTTAGTTCTTCTAGTGCATCTTCTAGATCCATAATACGATCTGTTTGTTCTTCATCAGAAAGATCACTACCTTCGTCTTCTTCACCGTCTGTAACGTCACCAATCATGTCGTCTGTAGCATCGCCACCGACATCATCTTCGTCATCTTCGCTGTCGTCAGCTGGTTCTTCGCTGTCGTCAGCTGGTTCTTCGCTGTCGTCAGCACCAAAGGCTTCGTCTGAACGGTCGTCTTTGTCTTCTTTGTTTTTATTGTCGTCTTCGTCTTTAGAAGCTTCTTCTAAATCAAAGTCTTCAGATAGCAATTCTTCGTAAATTTCACGAGATTTTGCTACTACGATATTGTGAAAAATTTCTTTTGCTGTTTCTTGATCTTCATTGATCAAGGCCTCAAGCATGGCTTCAAATTGATTGCGGTCAGTCATGTTGTATTCTCCTGTATTGATGACAAGGCTGTATTATATTTACACTTTATATTAAAAACGGTATGGAAATGCACTAAAAACAGTCAGTTTTGACAATTTTTAGTTTCAAAAAGTATTTATGCAGCAGGTTGCGCTGGATTCATATACATTGTGTTAATAAAATCTAGTTCGCGTTCTTGCTCTAAAATATGTGCTTCGCTTGATTTACGTAGTCCATTTATTTGGCGTAACGTTAAACGTGTTTTACGAGTGTCATCCCTATGCAGAGTGGCAGTATCACGGTCAGCATCGTAACGTAGGTCGTTAGCTTGACGTCGTGTATCAGGATCAATATAAAACAATTCGCGTAAAATCATATTAATATTTATGCACTTGGACTAGATGCAGGTGTTCCAGCTACAGGCATTGAAGCTCCTATTGGCTCCTCTCCTCCTAAGTCGCCTTCCATATCTTCTGGTCCGGATAAGTCAGCAGCCGCACCTAAATCACCTTCAATGCCTGCGGCACTAAGTCCTGCTGAGCGTAATTCGCCTGCGGCATCGGTGAAGGTAGGTTGTCCTTTTCCTTGTTCTTCGCCCCATAGTCGTTCGTTTTCTGCAATCTCTTCTTCGTTCATTCCTAAGAATCGTTTCATTGCAAATCGTTTGCTCATAAATGGTACTGCTTGTATGGTATTAAATGTATTAATACGTTCGCTATCCAATGCACTTTGTCGTGTACTTGCAAAGTTTAAAGGTGGATTAAACTTTAATTCAAATAGATTTGCGTCAATATTAACGCCTTTGCCATGCATGTAAAGTTTAAATTCTTCATCAAAAACAGCAGTTACTAGTGATTGTAAACGTTCGCAATACTTGTTAAAACGCAGTTCTTGAATGTACGCTGTACCCACTCGCCCGTCATTATATGATGCTTGCGAGTCGTCTGCACCTGTTGGCAAATAGCTACTTGGTATACGTAAACCACGGAATAATTTGTTTGTAAAGTATTTTAAATCGTCAATTTCGCCTAGGTTAGTACCGCCAGGCAATGTTTCAACCTTACTTCCACGACCTTCTGCTGTTTGCGGAAAGAAGTAGTCTTCATTGATGCTTAATGGGTTGTATGCTGAGTCAATAACGTTCTGTCCGCCACCTGTTTGGCTTGGAATACGGCGTTGATGAATCTCATTTTTGACACGCTCTACGAATGCCATAGCCATATGACTTGGCATATTGCCAACGTCAATGTGAAATACTCTGCGCTCTGGAGCACGTTGTATGCGATAGATTAAGATAGCGTCTTCAAGTAATTCTTTTTGCTTGTAGACTTTAAAAATATTTTCTAGTAAACTGTTACCAAATGGAAAATTGTTGTCTAATCCTTCTGATAAACTTAGATGAATAACGTGTTCTGCGCCAATAGTGTACTCTGTTTCAGTAGTACCAAAACGACTACTGCCCATACCTGCATAAGGACTTTGAGCACCTTTACTTGCCTGACCTGCACCAAGATAACCTGCTGATCCAGTTAGGCCGCCGGAACCCTGTCTTGGGTTAATGTTAGGCGTAATTTGTGTTACTACCAAGTCCATAAAATTAGGAGCAAGATCTTTAACAACATATTGTTCAGGTTCTTTACCTTCACTTTCATTGACAATTATCTTTGTAATCTTGCTTGGATCAATGTAATGCCACTTTTGTGTTTCTGGATCTCTAATAAAAAATGCGTCACCATACTTGAAAGTATTACGCATAATACGGAAAATACGAGTATCAAATTTGTTTAACTTACACCATTGTTGCAAGTACTCTGCAAGGATTCTAACTTCGCTGTTAGTGGCTTTATGACGCCATTGAGCGGTGAATGGTGTTTTACCGTCTTTTAATTTTTGTGTACAAAATTCTGCAAGAATGTCTAATGCAGCGTTAACTTCTGGATCGCTGTCCATAACTTCATACTGCTGATAACGG